TTGATGGCGTTCGACCCCTACGGCTACAGCAAAGCCATGTCGGATCAGCCGATCACAAGCGTCGATGACGTGCGCAACATGCTCGTTCTGTGCCAGGCACACCATACCGGCGTCGATCACAAGGACGGCGGCGGAGGGACGGGCATTCACGCGCTGACGTTCTCGAGCTGGATCGCGCAGGCCGTATGCAAGATCAGTCCTGTTCCGCGCAAGGGTGAAACCTTCGCCCAGGCCAAGGCGCGCGTGAAGGCGCAGGAAGCGAGCGCATGAGAAAGCCCGACATGAGCATGGTCAAGGCGCTTCGGCGCGAGCTCAGGGTCGCCAGGGAAGCCGTCACGGGTCGCGCCTTCACTGACACCCCCGAGCTGTTCAAGGACATCGAGTCCATCAAGACCCGGATTCGCCACCAGATCAACCCCATATACGGAGACGCCACCCATGGTCAAGAACGTCAACGAAGCCGCCCCTGCTGACGCCGCTGCGCCGGCACAGGTCGCCACGCCTGCCGCGCAGAGCAAGCCCCCGAAGGCCAAGGATGAGCACGTGCACCCGGCGCACAGCGTTATCGCCGAGATCGAGGCCGTCTTCTCCAAGGCCGGAAAGATCGCCGATGCCGACCTGCGCTGGCTGAAGGCCAAGCTGGAAGCGCTGAAGGCCAAGCTGTAACCGACCCATGGCACTGAACGCGCGCCGCCAGCGGTATGTCGATGAGTACCTGATCGACCTTAATCAGACCAAAGCGGCCGTGCGTGCAGGCTATTCCAAGGCCACCGCCAAGAAGCAAGCCTCCAGGTTGATGAAGGATCCGGAGGTTATGGCTGCCATCAATACGGCCCTTGGCAAGCGCCAGAAGCGCACAGAAGTCGATCAGGACTACGTTCTGTCGTCTCTGCAAGAAGTTGCCGAACGCTGCATGCAGCGCGTTCCGGTGATGGATGGTCGCGGCGATGGGCGAAAGCAGGCCGTTGACGAAGAGGGGAATCACATCTGGACGTTTGACGCCGCAGGTGCAAACAGGTCGCTCGAACTGCTTGGCAAGCATCTGAAGATGTTCACCGACAAGATCGACCACACCTCCAGCGACGGGTCCATGTCGCCCAAGAGCCTGAGTGAGTTCTATGCCGGACAGTCAACCGACGCTGAATCCGGCGCTTCGTGACTTTTGGCTAGCGGCCAGGAACGACAAAGGCGAGGCGATACGAAACCGCATCCTCTACGGAGGGCGTGATTCCACCAAGTCATGGGACGCAGCAGGATTCGCCACGTTCCTTTCGCAGCAGTGCAAGCTGCGCATCCTCTGCACGCGCCAGTTTCAGAACAAGATCGCCGAATCGGTCTACACGCTGCTCAAGATACAGATTGAGCGGTTCGGTCTGACGCATCAGTTCAAGATCACCGACAATTCGATCGTTCACCGGGCGACCGGCGCGGAGTTCATGTTCTACGGACTCTGGCGCCATATCGATGAGATCAAGTCGCTGGAAGGCGTGGACATCCTCTGGATCGAGGAGGCCCACAACCTGACCGAGGATCAGTGGAAGATCCTGGAGCCGACCATCCGTAAGGAAGGGTCCCAGGTCTGGGTGATCTTCAATCCCCGCCTGGTGACGGATTTCGTATGGCGACGGTTCGTGGTGAACCCGCCGCCGAACACCATCGTCCGGCAGATCAATTACAACGAGAACCCGTTCCTTTCGGACACCTCGCGCCGGATCATCGAGGCCCGCAAACGCGAGGATTTCGAGGACTACCAGCACGTCTACCTCGGCGTGCCCAAGTCCGACGATGAAGGCGTCGTCATCCGCAGGGAGTGGATTCAGGCCGCCATCGATGCCCACAAGGCGCTTGGGTTCGAGCCGGAAGGGGCCAAGCGCCTCGGTTTCGACGTGGCAGACAGCGGCGATGACAAGTGCGCCACGCTGCATTTCCACGGCAACGTCGCCGTATGGGCTGACCAGTGGAAGGGCGGCGAAGACGAGCTTCTGAAGTCAACGCGCCGCGTGTATTCCAACGCGCTCGAGCGCGGAGAGGACATCACATATGACTGCATCGGCGTCGGTGCGCACGTCGGGTCGCACATCAACGACCTGAACGCGCAGCGCGTGGATGGCGTCCGGGTGCAACACAACAAGTTCAATGCCGGCGCATCGGTCTGGAAGCCCGATTCCGAGTACCAGCCCAAGGTCAAGAACAAGGACATGTTCTCCAACCTGAAGGCGCAGGCGTGGTGGCTGGTAGCCGATAGGTTCCGCAACACCTTCAACGCAGTGCGGAACGATCAGACGTTCAGTTCCGACGACTTGATCAGCATCGCCAGTGATTGCCCGCACCTTGAACAGCTGATTGACGAGCTTTCCACACCGCGCCGCGACTACGACAACGCCGGACGCGTGAAGGTGGAGAGCAAGAAAGACCTAGCCAAGCAGAATCGTGAGGGAGGGCCAAGGCCGTCCCCGAATCTTGCCGATGCCTTCGTGATGGGCTGCGCACCGATGCGCAGAAAGCCATTGCGGGTCAACCGCGACCTACTGAGACGCGCCTGATGCTGCAGTTCTTCAAACGCAAGCCTGATCACACTCCGGCTCCCGAGGCAAAGAAGGCGTCGTGGATCAAGGGATCGAGCAAGGCGATCAGGAACGCCCTGCTGCGTGAGCGGGCCGAGGCTGAAAGGCACAACCCGCGGCCGAAAGAGATCGAGCGGTACACCCCGGCGCCCGGCGTGGTTCCTAAGTCGGCCGAGCAGTCCGTCGTAGCCCAGGATGCCACGCCGTACAGCTACCTGAGCGAGCAGCCGAACGTAGAGAACGGCTTCCCCGGCTATCCGTATCTGGCCACGCTTGCCCAGCTGCCCGAATACCGCAAGATGGTCTCGACGCTGGCCGAGGAGTGCTCGCGCGAGTTCATCAAGATCACGTATGGCGGCGACAAGGACGAGACCGACAAGATTCGCAAGCTGGAATCTGCGGTGCGCAAGTACAAGCTGCGCAGCCTGTTCAAGAAGGTCATCGAGCACGACAACTACTTCGGCCGCGGGCAGCTCTACATCGATGTGACGATGCCGGGCAGCAAGGCGCTCGCATCGGATGACCCGAAGGAGCTGGAAAGCCTCCTGTCGCTGTCGGACAAGAAGATCACCCAAGGCTCGCTCAACGGATTCCGTGTCGTCGAGCCGATCTGGACCTACCCGGGCACGTACAACTCCACCGATCCGCTGCACAAGGACTTCTACCGCCCGCGCAACTGGTACGTGATGGGCAAGATCGTCCATACCAGCCGTATGCTGATGTTCATCAGTCGCCCGGTGCCGGACGTCCTCAAGGCGGCGTACAGCTTCGGCGGCATCTCGCTGCTTCAGCTGGCACAGCCCTACGTGAACCACTGGATCCGGACCCGCGACAGCGTATCGGACACGGTGCACAGCTTCTCGACCTCCGGCATCCTGACCAACATGGAGGCCGCGCTTTCCGGGGATGTCAACGGATCGGACCTGCTGGACCGCCTGCAGCTGTTCGGGAAGCTGCGCGACAACCGCGGCATCATGGCGCTGGACAAGGACGAGGAAGAGTTCTTCCAGTTCAACACGCCGCTTTCCGGCCTGGACGCCCTGCAGGCGCAGGCCCAGGAGCAGATGGCGGCCGTATCGAGCATTCCGCTGGTCAAGCTTCTGGGCATCACGCCGACGGGGCTAAACGCCTCATCGGACGGCGAGATTCGCGTGTTCTACGACTACGTGAGTTCGGTGCAGGAGCTTTACCGCGACCCGATCAAGCGCGCCCTGGACATCATCCAGCTGTCCGAGTTTGGCGAGATCGACCCCGACATCGACTTCGAGTTCGAGCCGCTGTACCAGCTTTCGGAGCTGGAGCGCGCCCAGGCGCAGCAGTTTGAGGCGCAGCGCGACGTGGCCTATGTGCAGGGCGGCGTTCTGGACCCGGAAGAGGTGCGCACGCACCTTGCCTCGCAGCAGGACGGCCCGTACACGAACATTGATCTGGACGAGCGCGATGAAGAAGACATGGGCGGACTTGATCCAGAGCACGAGCAGTCCCCGGAAGAAGAGGGCGAGCCTGAAGAACGGTCAGACACGAGCCGCGTTACCAAGAGTTAGCCCGAACGCCGGCATCCAGTCCTGGTACCAGAAGGAGCTGGACAAGGCCATCACGGAGATGCAGCGGTCGATCGTCTACTGGCTGACCGCGCAGTACCGCAAGACCGACCTGGCGCAGGACGACAGCCCCGCCCAGGTCTTGCAGAAGGCCATGACAAGGCTCTCGCGCCACTGGCAGCGAGCGTTCGATGACCTGGCCGACAAGATGGGGAAGCGGGTCGCAGAGCGCGTCCTGAACTACTCGGACAAGACGCTGAAACAGCGCCTGATCACCGAGAAGTACGAGGTCAAGTTCACCATGTCCCAGCCGATGCGCGATGCGTATCAGGCCGTCATCGGTGAGCAGGTCGGACTCATCAAGTCCATTGCATCCGAGCACCTGAGCGATGTTCAGGGCCTAGTGATGCGCTCTGCGGCCCGCGGCCGTGATCTTGGATCGCTACAGAAAGAGCTGCGGCAGCGCTACGGCATCACCAAGCGCCGCGCCCAGACCATCGCAAGGGACCAGAACAACAAGGCCACATCAACGCTACAGGCGGCGCGACAGAAGCATCTCGGGATCACCGATGGCATCTGGCGCCATTCCGGGGGCGGCAAGGAACCGAGGCCGTCGCACCTGCACGCCGATGGCGAGGTGTTCAAGCTAGACAAGGGCCTTTACCTGGACGGCGAATGGGTCTTGCCCGGGCAGGCGATCAATTGCCGGTGTACCTGGGAGGCCGTGCTTCCTGGGCTAAACGACGAAGAATGATGCGGGCTTGGCCTTGGAATCGGGATGCATACCGACCCATGGCCTTCACGGTTAGCGCCGTGACCCGCTCCAATTTGCGGTGAAAGGTAAACGGTGATCACGGCCAGCCACCGGCAGACAAAAAGCGTGATGCGCCCTGAGACTCGTACAGGCACCGCAACCTAGACCAACCCGCCACGGCGGGTTTTTTCATGCCCGGAGGGCGACATGCCGCTGAAGAAAGGCAGCAGCGAATCCGACATCTCGGCCAACATCGCGGAACTGGTGAATGCCGGACACCCGCAGAAACAGGCCGAGGCCATCGCCTACCGCGTCGCCGGACAGGACGTGGCCGTGGACATGAGCGCGCAGCAGTGGAACGAGCTGCTGTCTCTGTTCGGAAAATGGATCAATGAGGAAAAGGAAGAGCCGGAGCATGCCGACGACAGCGACAAGCTGAGCGGCAAGGAAAAGAGCGAGGCCGACAAGGACCACGACGAGCGCGAGGATCAGCCCGCATCTGCGTTTCTGGAGCCGGAGTCGCGCAAGTACCCGGTCAAGGTCAAGCGCGGCGGCAAGTGGGAGTACGACAAGGATCTGCTGGTCGCAGCGGCGCGCGAGGCTCGCATGCACGATCACGCCGAACTTGCCGCCAAGGCCGACACGATCCGCAAGCGCGAGTTCGAAGGCGCGTCGGACCTGCTCCCTCCGGGCGTAGAGCGCGCCCCGGTGGAACGGCTGGCCGTTGATCGCGCTTCGGTACGCCGCATCGATCAGGACGGCAAGCTGTACGTCGAGATCAGCGCGATCAGCAAGGCGAACGTGTGCCCCTACTACGGGCGCGAGATTCCCGGCGCCGCAGACCTCGGGCTGGACCCGAACAAGGTATACATGCTGCTGCGTGATCCGGACGAGCTGGCCAAGGCCGCCCCGACGTTCAACGGCATACCGCTCTTGTCCCAGCACATCCCGTTCAGTGCGTCCAACCCGCCCAAGGAGTACGTGGTAGGCGCGACGGGCAACATCGCAATGTACGAAGCCCCCTACCTCAAGAACGGTCTTGTGGTGTGGGATCAGTCCGCTATCGCCGGAATCGAGTCCGGCGAGCAGAGAGAGTTGTCGAGTTCGTACCGATACGTCCCCGACATGACACCCGGCGAATATGAGGGCGTTCCGTATGACGGGCGCATGACTCAGATCGTCGGAAACCACGTCGCCCTGGTCGAAGTCGGGCGCGCAGGCGCTGACGTACTTGTCGGCGATTCACAACCCACGGAGTTACCCATGAAACTGAACGCCACGACCGTCGCCATGCGCGCGGCGCTCGGCGCGTACCTGCGGCCGCGTCTGGCGCAGGACAGCGCGCTCCTGAACAAGATCCCCGCCATCATCAAGGGCAACAAGCGCCCCGACTTCATCGCCATGGACGCCAAGTCCGTGTTCGATGGTCAGGGCATCGATTTCGAGGAGCTGCAGTCCGTCCTCCAGGCCGCGTTCGATGAGGCCAAGGCCGACAGCGACGACCCGGAAGCCGAGGACGAAGACGACGAGGACGACAAGGACAAGGCCAGCGACGAAGACAAGGAAGACGACAAGGACAAGAAGGCCGACGACGAGGACGAAGACGACAAGGATGGCGGCAACGCCATGGATGCCGACAGCATCCGCGCCGCCGCTCGCGCCGAGTATCGCGCCCTGCGCGAGGCCGAGCATGCCGTCAAGCCGCTGGTCGGTGAGGTCGCGGCCATGGACAGCGCCGAGGATGTCTACCGCTTCGCACTGGACCAGGCCGGCGTCGATCACAAGGGCGTGCACGTCTCCGCACTGCCGGCCCTCGTGAAGATGGCCGCTAACGCAAGTTCCAACACCAAGAGCACCACGGTCGCCATGGACGCCTCGGGCGATGACGACTTCAGCAAGCGCTTTCCCGGCGCTTCCCACATTCGGAGGGGCTAACCCATGGGATTCCAGAGCACCATCAACCAGTACCAGGCCCCCGGCATCCCTGGCGAGTTCGCCAGCGCCAACCCGAATGCTTCGGTCATCGCGGGTGAGGGCCAGTTCGTTGCCGGCACGGGCGGCTGCACCATCGGCGTGTTTGCCTGGGCCGACGCCAACGGCAACGTCACCAATGCCGGTTCGGGCGTTCCGACCGGATTCGTGCACCGCAACATGCAGGGCCTGACCCAGACCGTGCTCACCGAGTACGGCACGCTGGTCCCAGCCGGCTACCCGGTCACGCCGATGTCGGCGGGCGACTTCTGGGTCAAGAGCGGAACCACTGCGACCGTGGGCCAGAAGGTCTTCGCGTCCAACACCGATGGCACCGTC